TTTATATCGGGATGCTTACGGGTTACATGCTAATTCTGGTATTCTTTTTAATCACGAAGGACCGAGAAGGGGAGAGACGTTTGTTACGCAAAAAATAATACAATGGATATCTAATTTCAAAAAATGGCTTACTTATACAGATTTGGATTTATTTCCTACAGATTTCACAAAAGACCACATAGTAATACATAGGGAGAGCTTTCCAAAACTACGTCTTGGGAACATCAAAGCTTGCAGAGATTGGGGATACGCTGTAGATTACGTCAAAGCAATGTGGATGATGTTACAACAAAAAAATCCAGACGATTATGTTATATGTACTGGAGTAACATCTAGCATAGAAGATTTTCTTGATATAGCTTTTACCCACGCTGGTCTTGATGATTGGGAGAGATTCATAGTTAAAGATCCAAAATTCTATAGACCATACGACGTTCCATATTTAAAAGGCGATTATTCTAAAGCAAAAAATGTATTAGGATGGGAACCAGAATATGACTTAGAAAGGTTAGTAAAATTGATGTTAGATGGCAAATTACAGACTGTCAGTTGACTTGGTTGACTTATATCCCTTGTTGTTAGGTTACGATCTTAGAGAATACAGGCTACCTTTTTCGCTATATATTTTAGAGGCAGACAACGCAGACGACGCCTGTCACGAAATGATGATTAGAATAATGAGAGCATTATTAAAAAGAGACAACAGTATAGAGACTAGAGTTATTTGTAGAAAAATAAGAAGATGTATGAGAATAGATAAAGTAGAATGTTTATGAGAAATTACGACGACCCAGTATATAAAGATTTTAGAATAAAAGTATTAAAAAGAGATAGATTTACATGCAAAATGCCGGGATGTAAAAACAAGAAGAATTTACAAGTGCATCATATATCGAAATGGACAGGAGCTTCTGCTCTCAGGTATGAAGTCTCAAATGGAATTACTTTATGTAAATACTGTCACAAATCAGTAACAGGAAAAGAGTCCCACTACGAACATGTGTTTAGAGAAATAATAAATGAGTAAATATAAACAAGCTCCTGATTTTACAGTTATAAAAGATACTCGTGAGCAAGACGGGTATTTTTTTAGCAAGTTCAATACTTGCGCTGGTATGATTGAGCATAAACTAGATACTGGAGATTATTCTATCCAAGGATTGGAAGATAAGGTATGTGTTGAGCGAAAAGGCTGTGTAGAAGAATTAGCTCAAAATCTAGGATCTAAAAAACAAGCATTTTTAAGAGAGATTGAAAGGATGCAATCTTTTCCTCACAAATATATGATTCTTGAATTTTCTTTAGATGAGTTATTAAAGTTTCCCAAAGAGACTAGAATACCTCTAAAAAACAAAGCATCTGTAAAAATAACTGGTAGATACATGCTTAAATGTCTAATAGAATTTCAATTGTATAATGACGTTCATGTAGTTTTCTGTGGAGATAAGCATACTGCATTCTTGGCTGTAAGTAGCATATTCAAGAGGGTGAATGAAATGTATACCATCGGGAGAAAGTCATGAATAATGCAGATAAAGATTTGTTATATGATCTTCATAATTATGGCGCTAATGTAGACACGAGAGAAATATTTCTACATAATTATTATACTTCAGACGGAGATGAAAATCCGGGCGTGGAGTATAAGATGTCTAATACTTTTCTGAAGAATATTAGAGCGCTGGAGATAAAGTCTGACAAACAAATTACAATACACATGCAAAGCGTTGGAGGTGAGTGGTCTGATGGAATGGCTATATATGACGCGATAGTAATGTCCAAGTGTTATATAACAATCATTGCTTATGGTCAGGCAGAGTCGATGAGTAGTATTATATTACAGGCTGCTGACAGAAGGTTAATGACGCCTAATACGTACTTTATGTCTCATTATGGCAGCACAGCTGCTGGTGGTGAATATCAAAGCGTACAAAATTGGGTAAAGTATGAAAAAAGAATATGTGATATTATGTTAGACATATACTCCGCCAGTTGTATTGGTGGTGAGTTTTTCAAAGAAAAATATGGTCATAGTCCTGACCAAGACAAGGTTAAGACATTTTTAACTAGAAAGTTAAAGTCTGGAGATTGGTATTTAAATGCAGAGGATGCAGTATACTATGGGTTTGCAGACGAAATAATAGATTCATGGCAAAAGCTAAAATAAAGACTATTGACGAAGCGTGGTTAGGTTTAGACGGAATTGAAAACGATCTGTTTAATCCTATGTCCATACTTAAAGTCTCTGATGATGATTTTAATATTAAGCTTGCTTGGCTTATGACAAGACCAGAGTATTTATCATTTATATGTAAAGAAATATTGAACGTACAATTACTTCCATCTCAGGCTTTATTCCTGAAAGAAGTGTGGAATCGTAAATTCCCAATGCTGATAGCTAGTCGAGGTTTTGGCAAGTCTTTTATGCTAGCCTTGTATGCTGTGCTTAGGGCGCTCATATTGCCCCGCAGAAAGGTTGTAGTTGTAGGAGCCGCATTCCGGCAGTCTAAAGTCCTTTTTGAGTATATGGAGACAATATGGCGCAATTCTCCAATGCTCAGGGATATGTGTGATGGTGACAGCGGTCCTAGACGAGATACTGATAGGTGTACACTTCGTTTGAACGAAAGTACTGTAACATGCCTACCTCTTGGCGATGGTCAAAAGATTAGAGGTCAAAGAGCTAACGATATCATTGCTGACGAATTTGCATCTATACCAAGAGAAATATTCGAAAATGTTGTAGCTGGCTTTGCGGCTGTTAGCGCAGACCCTATCGCAAATGTGAAAAGACTAGCGGCGCAAAAGAAGGCAGAAGAGTTGGGCGTTATGATGGAAGAAGAAGAAAAAGAAGTTAAGAAAGATAATCAAATTATTCTATCTGGCACTGCATATTATGACTTTAATCACTTTGCCACGTATTGGAAGAAATGGAAGTCTATAATACAAAGTCAGGGTAAGATCAATAAACTGCGAGAAATATTTGGAGAAGACCCACCAGAAAGTTTTGATTGGAGTCAGTATTCTATTATACGTATGCCTTACGAGCTTTTACCCAAAGGTTTCATGGACGCAGACCAAGTTGCTAGATCTAAGGCTACTGTTCATACTGGTATATATCAAATGGAATACGGCGCATGTTTTACTAGAGATAGCCAAGGGTTTTTCAAGCGATCTCTAATTGAATCCTGCGTAGTTTCTCAAGAAAATGCAATAAAAGACTCTCAGGGCAATGAAATTAGTTTTGAAGCTGTCCTGATGGGGGAAAAAGATAAAAAATATATTTTTGGCGTTGACCCTGCATCAGAGGTAGATAATTTTAGCATTGTAGTCTTAGAGGTTGGCCTAGATCACCGAAAGATCGTACACTGCTGGACTACCACTAGGTCTGAGCATAAAGAAAAGGTAAAGAAGGGCTATTCAACTGAGTCTGACTTCTATTCTTATTGTGCTAGGAAAATTAGAGATCTTATGAAATTGTTTCCATGTATACATATAGCTATGGATGCTCAGGGTGGAGGCGTGGCTGTTATGGAATCTTTGCATGATAATGATAAAATACAAGAGGGAGAACTACCAATATGGCCCACAATAGATGAAAACAAAGAAAAAGATACAGACGATGAAAGAGGATTGCATATTTTAGAGATGTGTCAATTTGCTAAATATGATTGGTTAGCCGAGTCAAATCATGGTATGAGAAAAGACTTTGAAGATAAAGCTCTCCTTTTTCCTTTTTTCGATTCCCTAAGCGTAGATATATCTAACCATGAAGACAACACAAAAGGCAGGATGTTTGATACGCTAGAAGAATGTATACTAGATATAGAAGAGCTAAAAGATGAATTGTCTATGATACAAATGACTCAAACAACTGCTGGTAGAGATCGTTGGGATACCCCCCAAGTTGTAATAGGAACAGGCAAGAAAAGCAAAATGAGAAAAGATAGATATTCAGCTTTGCTCATGGCTAACATGGCTGGCAGAGTCTTACAAAGGACTCCAGATCAAGCAGACTATCAGTTTTATGGAGGTTTTGCTACTGGAGACAGAATGGAAAAAGCTGAAGAAAATTCGTATACTGCACCGAACTGGTTTAAAGATTACATGAAAGATGTGTATTAATATATACAGTCTAACTATCAATTGAATTGAGGCACAAACAATATGAATGAAGAAATGATCACATGGTCCGACGATGATTTTAATAGCAAGTCAGAGGCCATGTCTAAGTTTAACGACAATATTGAATCTTATACTGGGCTATCTAAAACTCAGGGGAATCATTACAGACATTTTATAGACATTGAGCCTAATCGCTCTGTCAAGCCGGGATTCCATAGTAGTGACTATTATGCCTTTAGACCCGAAGAAGCTGTCCCCCAACAGCAGAGAAGGGTAATCAAGATGTGTATGGACGCATACGACAAAGTTGGGATTATTCGTAATATCATTGATTTAATGGGCGACTTTGGTAGTCAGGGCATCCAGATTGTACATAAAGATAAAAGTGTAGAAAAATTCTACCAACAATGGTTCAAGAATGTTAATGGAAAAGAAAGGTCTGAAAGATTTCTTAATAACTTATATAAAACTGGTAATGTTATCATATATCGCAGTCATGCTAATGTCACTCCACAGCTTAAAAATTATATGAAGGCTTTGTCTTCTGATATCAAAGTCGAAGTGCCAAATATGACTAAAAATCAAATCCCTTGGAGATATAACTTTTTCAACCCCCTGTCTGTAAAGATGAAAGATGGTAACTTATCATTATTTATGGGCAAGCAAAATTATACCATTACCACTAATTCTTTCTTTGACAAATACAGAGCTGGAGATATTCCTAGCCATGTTATAGAAACACTTCCTCCAGCTATCAAGCAAAGCCTGCTGCGTGGAGAGCGAGATATTCCTCTTGATCCAGAAAGACTCAGCGTATTTTACTATAAAAAAGACGATTGGAAACAATGGGCGAATCCTATGATATATGCTATTCTAGATGATATAATCATGCTAGAAAAGATGAGGCTCGCTGATTTGTCTGCTCTTGATGGAGCTATTTCAAACATACGTCTTTGGACCTTGGGTAATTTAGATCATAAGATATTACCTAATAAAGCAGCTATTAATAAACTTAGAGACATTCTTGCCAGTAACGTCGGTGGTGGTACTATGGAACTTGTCTGGGGTCCAGAATTATCATTTCAAGAATCTCATAGCGAAGTATATAAGTTCTTAGGTTCCGAGAAATATACTTCCGTATTGAACAGCATCTATGCTGGACTTGGTGTCCCGCCGACGCTTACTGGTATGGCTACAAATGGCGGTGGTTTTACTAACAATTTCATATCTCTTAAAACGCTGGTTGAACGTTTGCAATATGGCAGAGATCATCTAATTAGATTCTGGGAGAAAGAATTGGAGCTTGTCCGACAGGCTATGGGCTTTAGATTTAAGGCTCATATCCAATTTGACCAAATGACACTATCTGACGAGGCTGCTGAAAAGAATCTATTAATTCAGCTTGCAGACAGAGATATAATCAGTCACGAGACTTTACTTGAAAGGTTCAATGAGATCCCTCAAATAGAAAACATTAGAATTAAGCGTGAGCTTAATAAGCGTGATACTATTGGGCCAGAAAAAGCTGGACCATTTCACCCACCGCCACCTCCAGAATTGGAAGAGAAGCCGGAGGAACCTCAAGCTCCAAACATTCTCGTGGAAGAAGAAAATGGAAGACCTTTATTTAAAAAGGACGATAAGCCTAGAAAAAAAAGGGTTGAACAACCAAAGTCTAAACCCGGAGTAGCTGAATTGCTACAGTGGTCTAATGAAGCGTTTGCTCATATATCAGACTGCGTAAATAGTGCTTATCTTAAATCTAAGCAAAAGAATAATCTAAGACAGCTTACCAAGGCTGAGTGTAAGTCTCTTGAAGGTCTTAAAGTTCAGATCTTTGCCAGTTGTTCTGCTTTTGACGAAATAGACGATAATTATATTCATAGCAAATTGCTTAATGTCACTTCTACGCCTGTATCTTTTACTAAAGCTATGGTAGACCAAAATGTAAATATTGACGATATGACTTTAGATCAATATAGATTTGGTGTGGTTGGTGTCTTTGTCCAGCAAACCCTGCAAAATTACGCTTTTTGACATTTTTTGTGTATAATGTTGATGAGAGGGTAAATATGAAAATATTCGCAGCAGAAATTAAAGATAATATCGCTGAACTTGTACAAACGAGTACAAGCTTGGCCTATTGTATGCCCGCAGAATTGACTGAACCTTCTCAGCAAAACGCTATTGATTTTGCAGAAAAGATTAAAGCTGATAGCGCCAATCCTAAACAGGTAGATTTATTTTATTTGAAGTCTATTCTTGTTTCTACGGGTTGGAATAAAAATGATGATGTATTCAACGCGACCGCAACGTGGGATGCGCGTGATACACCTGAAGATAAACAATTCAATTTTATGCACAATGAGAATGATATTATTGGGCATATTACTGGAAGCTATGTTGTTGATCGTAACGGCGACAAGATAGAGTCCGACACTCAGCCGGATGATTTTGATATTATCACTGAGGCTGTGTTATATAATAGCTGGACAGATCCAGAAAATAGACAACGCATGAATCAGATTATTGCCGAAATTGAAGAAGGCAAATGGTTTGTTTCTATGGAGTGTTTGTTTGCTGGCTTTGACTATGCTTTATTAGACGAAAGTGGTAATGCCAAGCTACTCGAACGTAACGAGGGTTCAGCATTTTTAACTAAACATTTACGTGCCTATGGTGGTAATGGAGAATATGAAGGCTACAAAATTGGTAGATCATTAAGACAGATTTCTTTTTCTGGTAAAGGTCTTGTATCTAAACCAGCAAATCCAAGAAGTGTGATACTTGATGCTAGCAAGGCTTTCTGTGTAAACTCTAAATCAAATACTTTAACTATGTTTCCTCAAGGAGAAAATGACATGTCAGATTCAAATCTTTTAGAGAAGCAGCTTGCCGATATTACCAGTGAGCTAGCCTCTGCTAAAGAAGAAAATGCAACATTGCGTGAGCAGATCTCAACGGCTTCTGAAAAAGAAGCTTCTGAAGCTGCTGCTAAACTAGAAGAAGCAGTTGCTGAAAAAGAAGAAGCTATCAAAGCTTTGGAAGCAGCTGTTGCTGAAAAGGAAGCTACCATTACAGAACTTCAAGCAGCAGCTGAAACAGCTGAAGCTGACATGAAGGAAAAAATGGAAGAGCTTCAAAAGATGAAGAAGGAAAAGAAAGCTGAAGCTCGTATGGCTGCGCTTCTTGACCTTGGTTTGGAAGCTGAAGAAGCTGAAGAATCCCTTGCTTCTTATGAAGAGCTTGATGACGCTACGTTTGACCTCATCTTGGCTGCTGTCAAGAAGATGGAAGAAAAGAAGTCAGTCAAGAAAGACGAAGAAACAGACGCAGACCCTAAGAAAAATATGGCTGCTGAAGAGACTGAAGAAACAACAGAAGCTGAAGTTGAAGAAGCTGAAGCTGAAGTTGCTGCTGAAGAAGCTCTTGAAGAAGTAGAAACAACTGAAGCAACTTTGGTTGACGCTTCTGACGAAACCGATGAAATCGAAGCAACTCGTGCGAGTGTCGCTGATTGGCTTCAAAACAATGTACTTAGCAAATAATTACAGGAGAAAATAATTATGGCTCTAAAATCAGATAGATACGAACTCCAGACTGACATTAGCTTTTTCTGTGACACGGTGCTTGATCGCGGCGTTGTCGTAGTATACCAAGACAGTGATGGCTCTGGTGCAGCTATGGATCAGGGCGTAGCCGTTGTTGGTTGCGAAGTCGCTGTTTCCGATAGCGTTCCAGCTGGAATCCTTCTTAACGATGTAGTTAATAAGGATCTCACAAGAACTCACCTCAACCAGCATAAGGATGAGGTACAAAAGGGTGGTAAGGTTACTGTACTCCGCAAGGGTTACGTTTTGACCAATGCTATCGAAGATGGTCTTAGCCCAGATATTCATGCTGGCGATCTTGCTTATCTTTCAGACGCTACTTCAGCCACATCCGGTCCCGGCAATACTAACGAAGTTGGCTTTTTGAGCAACCTTGCTGGGTCGAATGGTAAAGTAGTAGGCCGATTCTTATCAGCTAAGGATGCTGACGGTTATGCTAAAATCGAAGTAAACCTTCCCTGATAAAATAATATAACTAAGGAGAAATTTAATTATGCCTATTAATGAAAGACCTAGTGATGAATTCATCGCTCTGCTGAAAAAATCAGGAGATAGTGATGTCAATGTAGCACAAGCTGCGCAGCGTGAATTCGCTAAAGCTCTTGAGCTACCACTCCGCAAGGGTGTCCTTGTCGGAAACATTCTTGGTAACATTTTTGAAACCATTAATGTAGAAGCTGGCTCAACCACTGAATTCCCTCTTGATCTTATCAGTCCCGGACTTGAAGGCGAACATGTCGCTTATACGAATCCCGGTCATGGTAGAATTCCAGAGCGTTCGGTTGAAGGTGACTACGTAATGATTCCAACATACAGCGTTGCATCATCTGTGGATTATCTCCTCCGATATGCTCGTGAAGCACGTTGGGACATTGTTGGTCGAGCCATGCAAGTCATGGAAGCTGGCTTTGTGAAGAAGATGAATGACGATGGCTGGCACACGATCCTTGCCGCTGGTACTGATCGTAACGTCCTCGTATTCGACGGTGACGCCGTTCAAGGTATGTTCACCAAGAGACTTGTTTCTCTTATGCAAACCGTTATGCGCCGCAACAGTGGTGGTAACAGCGCTTCTGTTGGTCGCGGTCGTTTGACTGACCTTTATGTTTCGCCAGAAGCTCTTGAAGATATCCGCAACTGGGGTATTGATCAGGTTGACGAAGTAACTCGTCGTGAGATCTATTCCGCTCCAGAAAACGGTGCGCCAATTACCCGCATCTTTGGTGTAAATCTTCATGATCTTGACGAACTTGGTGTTAGTCAGGAATACACATCGTTCTTTGACGATGCTAGTGGCTTGAATGGATCTCTCGCTTCTAATGACGACGAACTCGTTATTGGACTCGACCAATCAAGCAATGACAGCTTTGTTATGCCTGTCAAGGAGCAGCTTCAAGTTTACGAAGATCCTACCCTCCACCGTCAGCAAAGAGCTGGCTACTATGGCTGGGCAGAACTTGGCTTTGGCGTACTAGACAATCGTAGAGTGATCCTCGGCTCATTCTAGTCTAAATAGCGCTAAAACCGGCTGTTTTATAAAAAAGCCACCTTCATATGCGTGAGGGTGGCTTTGTTTTTGTGTATATTACGATAGATATCTTTATTAGGATCATTCTAAACGGAGACTCCACATGGCTGCTTTATCGGACTATTTAGAGTCAGGTGTTTTGAATCATATTTTCCGAGGTTCTGACTTTCCTAAGCCTTCATCAATTGCTATCGCTCTGACTTCTGATGTCGCTACAGACTCTCAAAATGGCTCAACAATACCTGAACTACCTACAACCAATTCATCTATTTCCACGGGTTATGCAAGAGTTGATCTTGGTGATCCAGCTGCTGGTGGAAACAATTCTTGGAATGATATTGGTCTAGACGACACTACTGCTTTTGCTGTATTTGCTGAAGATAGTGTGGAACACAGTGGATATTTTTATCCTTTGTATCTTACGTCTAACGCTGCTGAAACCAACGACGTAGCTCCTGCTGGGGGTACAGCTGGTTTTGTAGAATATACATTCAATGATTTCGAGAATACATTCTATGCTCCTGCTAATTTAGATGAAAGTGGCGTTGCGTCTAATCCCGGATATCTAATTTACGAGGGAAATGGTTTTATCAAAAATAAAACACAGCTAGTATTCAATACAGCTTTATCAGATTGGGGATGGGTTTCTGGTATAGCTATCCTTGACACTACTACTCATGGCGATGGAAACTTGCTGATGTATGCAGAATTAAACAACCCGAGGTATGTATATACTGGAGACAGCATAAAGTTTGATTCTAATGCATTGGAAATCAGTTTAAATTAATTAGCTCATTTCACTTAGGGGATGCTTTAGATGATTTTAAGTAAATCAGATCTGATATATAATATCAAAAATGAGTTAACAGATAATGTTTCCGAAGCTATAACGCCTTATCATATACGACATAATCTCCTAGATGTCGTAGATTCTGTTGCTAGCATTTTAGCCAATGAAGACGTTGTTGCTAAAAACATTGCTACGTCAGAAACCAGATCTACTAGAGTTGGACAATTTACTCTAGATAGATTAAAAATTAATAATTATACTAGCATTGACAATACAGCCCTTGGATACTCCTCTCTTAAACATACTACCACGGGAGAGAGAAATACAGGTCTTGGCTCTCAATCTTTGATATCTAATGTTACTGGTAACGATAATATAGCCATTGGCTCTTTATCTAATTATGCAGTCACTACTGGTTCCTCTAATATTGGTTTAGGGAACTATTCTTTGCTTGGCGTTAGAACTGGCAATCACAATATAGCAATAGGGCATGGTGCTGGTTACTACATTGATACTGATGCAGATTACCAATTTTACTTAGGCACTAAAAATATTGATGATGACGGTATCTGTGACGACCCTGAAGGTCATAACACTGTACCTTTAATGCGTGGTGATTTACTTAATAATAAACTTGGTGTAAATACAAAGTCACTACCTAATGACGCTGTTATTCAAACAAGCGGAAACATATCTCCAGTAGATGACGGGTCTTTTAACTTAGGTCATGCATCCTACCAGTGGAACAAAACATATACTAAAAATCTTTACTTATCTGCAACAGATAGTATAAACTTTGCTAGCACAAACAACGCAACATTCAATTTTAATTTAGTACCTGAGAATGGCGTAAATGTTAATATTGGAAGCCCAACGGATAGAGTTAACTATATATACTCAGATACGATTAATACTAATACGGCTACCTTTGTATATTCAAATCATTATTTAAATAAAACTTTAAATTTAGCATCTCAATCGCACGGTACAACGTTAGACGGAGGCGGTCCTAATAGTCTATATGATTATGTATTGGCAGAAGATTCTAATGCTTCTACACCTCACCTAACCGATGCCGAGCTATCAGGTGCTGGTTTTAAAATTTATTCTACAGACAGTAGCAGAGTCTATGAGCTGACATTTGTACCAAGCGCTGACAATACAACGCCTTGTGTTGATACCTCAGACCTTTACGGTCAGTCCTACTGGAAAAGTAATATAAGTATAGAACTAGATACAGAATGTTACGTAAAATCCAATCACATAATATCTTCTGGCGTTCACGACATCAAGGTTGCCCATAGTGGTGACTGCCAGCTTCTAAAAGTCGAACATAACAATCTGGTTTTTGCAGATTCTTCTTTCGCCAGCAACAATACTTTAGGCTATGGATTTGCTAATTTCGTATGTGCTACTGGTGAATTTCCAGCTGTTATGTCTGTTCTTAGAGAAGACGCTGGTGATGTTAGGTTGCGTCTGCTTCAGAGCGCCACTGGTGATAACAACCCATCTATGGCATTGGCTTATGATGGATTTGATATTGGTTTGTCTAGTGGGAATATCTTAGAGTTTCTTACTTATAATAACAGTAGAACTCCTAAGCAAATATTTACTTTGAATCAAAACACCACAAATGGCAATGTGGCCTTGTTCACTGATGGTGATTCTGATGTAAATTCAGCACAAGCTTCTGTACACATCGAGACAAA